CAACCAAATGTTATAAATGAAATAAATGCTTTGAGATCTGAAATGAGATCTGAAATGGCAGCAATTAAGATGAAGCAAGAAATGGACGAACAGGAAGAAGAAGAAGATGAACCGGAAGAAGAAAATGCAATTTTAGGGTTTTTGAAATCACCACAGATGCGAAATATATTGCTTTCACAACTTGCCGCCATATTTGCTCCAACTCAAAAAGTTACTCACGTTGCTGGTTTTAAAAACAATCAAGAAATGACAAATGAAACTGAAAGTCAATTAGAAATTGACAACGAAGAACGTATCTACAATGCCGTTGAAAGGTTAAAAGTGGTTGATCCACAATTAGCCAGTGATCTTGAATTGTTGTGTGAAATGGCAGAAAACGACAAAATGCAATTTAACTTTCTTTTGAAAATGTTAAGAAAATAAAATATGCCTGAAATAACTGCTGATAAAATAATTGGTAAAACACTATTTGCTAAAAAAGATTTAGTTAGGCTAAATTCTAATTTAGTAAAAATTGGAACTATAGTTAAGGGTTCACCAGTTGGGCAAGTTTATTCATATATTCAAAGAGGCGGAAACGTTTACTGGCAGTTTATTGATTTTAACAATAAACCGTATTTTATTTTACATACTGCTGACAGCTTTAAATTTACAGGTGATGTTAAACAGGCGGTCCAAGAACAAAAGAAACAAAGCGAAAAGATAGAAAAACAAGAAAAGGGATCAATACCATTTTACATTGAAAAATATGGTAAGTGGATATTGATTTATGGAATAGGTGCGTATTTGGTAGCAACATACATAAAAAGTAGAAAATGAAAAATAAGGGTTTAATTTATATCATTTTAGCCGGTGGGGCAATTTTGTTATTGTCTATGAAAAAAAAGACAACAACATACCGTCTAGATGTACCGGCACCAGAAAAAATTACTGCTGAACAATTCAATAAACCATCATTGTTGCAAAAAGTAAGCAAGACGGTTAAAAAAGTTGCACCGGTAGTAAAAAAAGCGGTGGCAAGTGCAAAACAAAGAAAAGCAACGAAACGATCTATGAAAGTTGGTCAATTTCCTGATTTTTGCTAAAAAATATCACAATGACTCCAAAGCATTTGAAAGTAAGTATTAAGGATGAAATTTCAGCCGACAGGTTAAAATTAGCTTACAATAAACAAGTATCTGACAGGGCAAGGTATGAAGCTGAAAATGGTGTTTCAAAGTCAACAGGACAGGCATTTCAAAAGTATTACGTTGAAACAAAAGTTTTTTACACTACTGCCAACATAGGATCTGAATGTAATGAAATTACCTTCATTAATGGTGGCACAACTAATTTGGTTATTGCAGACGTTCCACTAAGTCCAAATCAATCTTTGCGAATATCAGGAAATAGGGGCGAAATTGACACAACCCAATATAATTTGACTTTTGCCACACCTATTAATACTGGTAATTTATTAATTGTGATTAGAAAATTATATATATAATGATAGTTTTGGACCTTTCAATACTTAATCAGAAAGGAACACCTATGTTCAACTCTGACCTTACTGCCAACAGACCGGCTGCTGGTATTGTTGGACGTATATTTATTGCCACTGATTCCCCTTATGGCATTTTTAGAGATACTGGAACTGCTTGGGATCAGATTTCAAGTGCTGGTGGTGGTGCTACTATTTACACCGGTGATGGTACATTAACTGGAACCAGAACAATATCATCAGGTGGTTTTCAATTAGTATTTAATCCACAAACCACTTTCTTTTCATCTTTAACTGCTTCAACAGGTGCATCAAGTTTTTCTGTTTTAGGAAGCAATGCTTTAACTTTTGCAGCTGGTTTTTCTTCCAGCAATATTGGTAATGTTTATTCTGCCAATGGTGCAATAAATGCACAAATTTTTTCAGGAGGTGCAACTTTTGCACAGGCAAACCTTGCCAGTGCAATGGTTAACGTGAATAAAATAGATTTCAGTTCTGGTGGTCATACTATAACTATGACTCAATCCACTGCACCAGGGATCAGGGCAATGACAGGAGTGCAGAATCAAATACAATTTACTGGTAGTCATAATGGAACAATATCTCACGCAGCAATAAGTCAAAATTTAGGATTTTTTAGGGATACAGGATCAACAAGAACTTTGACAATAACCAATGCTTATAGTTTTTTGATCAATCCACTTGATGACTATGGTGCTGGTTTTACTTTCACAAATAGGTGGGGAATTTATCAGGCTGGGGGAAGTGATAATAACTATTTTGCTGGTAAATTATTGGTTGGAACAACTACTGCATCAACTTACATTTTAGACTTAGTTGGCGGATTTCGTGCATCATCTAATACATTAGATGATTTCATAGTTACAGGAGCAAATTCAAATTGGACAAGTATTGCAATTAATAATACTGCAACTAATGGGAGGCGTTGGTTAATAGGTGCGGCAGCAACAAATGGAACAGTAGGTAATAGTAATTTTTTTATTCAAGATGCAATCGCAGGTCAACCAAGATTAATTATTAATTCAAGTGGTTATCTTGGATTATTGAAGCCGTCTGCGGGATATCCTCTTGATATGTCTACCGCAACTGTTGCTCTCGGAGCATTGTCAAGTGGTGGCAATTTGAATGCAATGGCAAATATGGGTAATGGACTTTATTTAGGAGTTCAAAGCACAACAAATGCTATTGTATTTGGAATGTTTTCGCAACAACAACCATTTATTTGGGCTGGATGGAATGGTTCAACCATTTTAGAAAGAATGAGGTTAACTGAAACTTCAAATTTACTTTTAGGTACAATTACTGATGTTGCATCATCTATTTTAACACTTGCTTCCACTACAAAGGGTTTTTTACCACCAAGAATGACAAATGCACAAAGAACTGCAATAGCAACACCAGCGGTTGGATTGATTGTATATTGTACTGATGCGACAGAAGGATTATATGTTTACAAATCTACGGGATGGACATTTATAATATAATATAAAATAAAATGAAACAAATTGAACCAGTGCAAATATGGGTAAATGGATCAGTACAAACTGGAACATGGATTAATGCGTACATAATTAATGATAATTTGCAATCTTTTGCAACATTTTACTGGGCAATATTTTCAGATGGTGTTGAACCTGATACTCAAGGAAATAAACTTACAGAAGGGAATTTAACCATAAATGAACCGGATTATTCAGAGTGGAGTTCAACTGTTGATATTAATGAATCTGCTTATCTGTGGATCTGTGATCAACTTGGATTAACTTTGATCTAATTGTTAACAATAAAAAAAAGACAAATGAACGAAAAACAAGCACTTGAAATCATTAAAGCTATTTTAGATCTTGCCACCAGTAAAGGGGTATTTTCAAAGATTGATGAATCTTTTACTGCAATACAAGCATATAACACAATAGCTGAAAAGTTTAAAGATGAACCAGGTAAAGATGCAGACACAAACTGATCCCACACACATTGCCACATTTAGCACAATTTTGTTTTCCCTGTTAGGGGTTCAGAATATATCTGAATTGGCAAATATTGTTTTCCTGGGTGCCAGTACAATATCCTGTGCAATTTCTATCCTGGTAGGTATTAAACAACTGAAAAAAAAGTAATATGAAAAGAATACTGAAAAACATTAAGACTTCATTTTTTGGTTCCATTGCTGGTGGTTCCCTGATCCTGGATGGAATCCAACATAACAACTGGGTGAGTATAATTGCCGGTATTGCAACTGCCATTACTGGTCTACTTGCAAAGGATTCTGATGTCCAATAAGAAAAAAATTTATATTGCTTTAGCAGTTTTACTGATCTTATTAATCGGAAAAAAAGTGAGTGCACTAAATATTATAAAAAAGTTTGAAGGGTTGGAATTGACGGCATATCCTGATACGGGTAATATTTGGACCATTGGTTTTGGTGCCACAATCAACAAGGATACTGGACAAGCAATTAAACCGGGTGATAAAATAGATCTTGCAACTGCTGAAAGGTGGTTAAAAATGGATGTTGCCGAACGTGAAAATAAAATTAAAGGGTTAATTAAGGTACCGGTAACCGCAAACATGATGGCGGCTTTGACCAGTTTAGTATATAATATTGGTACCGGTGCATTTTCTAAAAGCACATTATTAAGATTGCTTAATTCAGGATCAGATAAAAAGTTAGTTGCGGACCAGTTTTTAAGGTGGAATAAGGTTCAAGGCCAAGAAGTTAAGGGATTAACAAATAGGCGAAAATTAGAACGTGAACTGTTTTTAAAGTAAGTTTTGGTTAATCATTTGGTGTTTGTTAGGGGGAAATTTCAATTTCTCCCTTTTTTTATGCCTAAAATTTGGTAGATTAAAAAAATTGTTTCTAAATTCACATCGACAAATGATTTTTAAACTTTTAAACGAAAAACAATGAAAAAAACTGCTATTCAAATTCTGTTAATTGTTCTGGGTGCTATTCTTTTATGTTTTGCAGATAATTTATGATTAGGCTTATTGCTTGGGTTCTATCAATTATATATTTGATAGTGTTAGGCATACCCATTGCCATTGGTCTGTTAATTATTTTACAAATTATCTCAATCTTAAAATTTATTAGCAATGCAACACGAATTAAAAAGTGTGATAATTCACCACTACCTACAGGGCATGATCACTTTTTTGACGACGCGGAATGTTCATTTCATTGAACATAAAGGCGGCAAAATAGAAATCTTTTATTCATCAGATGAAATTTTATTTTTAATCGGTTACCATTTTGGCAGATATGCCGAAATGCAGCACAATTAACTTTTTATGGAATTATTTAACAACTTGCGTGAAACGATGCTTGAAATTGAATACATACAGCAAAAGATTGATCGTTTACAAGTATGCCATACATCCGGTGAAATTTCAAATATAATTATATCTTTTGATGCTGGACCACATCGCAAAATATTGATGCAGTACGATACTGATATATCATTGGTAAATGAAATTAGATTGTTGCTACAGGCAAGTATTGAACTTTATGAAAACCAAATTCAGGAACTTAAACTAAATTTTTAAAAACAACACAATGAAAAAATGCAACGAGTGCGGACAAGTAATTAATGGCGAAATGTTTAATCAAATTAGACGAAAAAAAGCATCAAGGTTAATTAAAATTTCTAAATTAAGTAAAGAACAAAGAATATTTAATTTTTTAGAATTGTTAGAAGAAATGAAAAATGATCTATTGAATAATCCTGAAAAAATTACAGAATTGGTTGATCAAGTTGTTGATAATATACAAAATAAAGAAAATGAATAATATGAAGCCAGTAAAAATGAACGGTTTTGTATATTATTTTGAAGTGTTCATGACCGGAAATGAACCATTTATTTTAATGTCAACAACCGAATACCCCAGCGAAGGATTAAGTAAAATATATTTTTTGCGTAAATATTCAATGAAGTACGCGATGGAAGATTTTGTAAAATACGAGAGCAATATAAAAGAACGCAACACACTAAAGAATAATGAAGTGCGTTAATTGCTGCAAAATTTTTACAATAACACAACACAAGGGCAAAGTTGGGCAACCACTTTGCCCATATTGTTTAACCTTAAATAAAAATAAAAATGGCAGAATTTTTAACATTTCCAAGAAGAAAACTACCAGAATTGGTGGAAAAAATTGAGGAAAAATATGGATTTAAAAGTGAAATTCATTTTTTTTATAAATTCTAAATATGTTAGATATGAAAACCCTGTAAAAGTTTTAAAATATAACAAACAGGATAATTTTCATATATATTTTGAAAGTAAAATAGAAGCACAGATCATTGATATTTTATTAAATATGCAAAAAGGCGATACATTAACAATATATCAAAAACAAATATTTAATAATGGGGATATTCATTTTATACATTTACAAACAAGAAATAAATAATCAAAAATGTCGCAAAGAAACAAAGATCTACCAGCTATGCCAGTCCACCCAATGCAGGACAAATTTGGTCAGGTAATTTTGATGGCGGGAATGTCAAAACAGGAAATGACTGCATTAAACATCCTTTCTGCACAATTAAGAAAAAACAAAATTGAAGATCTTTCACCGGAAGATATTAGTTACTTAATTAAAGAGTCTTACAATATTGCGGATGAATTTTGTGCATTTATAGAAAATAAAGGTGAAAAAGAAAGTGGCAGTATAATAATTTAAACGTGTAACAATGACAAATGATTTACACGAAAAACTACAAAGCCGCAAATTTAAACAAAACTACCAGCCAGACGAGGAACAGGTTATTTTTAGCATAAATTCTAAAAATATTGGTTGCCTTCAAAGTTTTGTTTGTTTTCAAGGAATTCCGAAATCCGGCAAATCACTTTTCATAACAAGTGCCATTGCGTCTGCTTTTACTACATGGGATATTTTTGGCATGAAATTAAATTTTCCGGCTAACCGTAAACGTATATGCTACATAGATACCGAAAGTTCAGATTATGACTATTATCGCGTATTGGATAGAGTTAGGACGCAAATAATTGCTGATCATTTGCCGCACAATTTCGACAGTTTTTTATTTAGGGAGGACAGCCCAAATGATATACAGCAAATGATTGAACTTTATCTAAAAGAAAACCCAGACTGTTCAATTTTGGTTCTGGATGGAATACTTGATTTAATTTCAGATTTTAATTCTGTTGAACAAAGTTTTTATCTTATACAATGGTTAAAAAAAATTACCAAAGTGCATAATTTGTTAATACTATGCGTATTGCATTTAGGTAAAAAAGATCAAAATTCCATAGGCCATATAGGTTCGTATTTAGATAGAAAAGCTCAATCTGTTTTGAAAATTGAAAAAAATAAAGAA